TTTAAATTAAAACACGAACGACTTTTTAAGGCAATCAACCTTGACTGGAGAGAGGCCGCAATCGAGCTTATGAATGACCTAATTGAAGAGCAAAAGAGCCACTTTGCCACCAAGCAAGAAAACTATGTTCTAAAACAACAATTGGCCATCTACAAAGAAAAAGAACAATTAAACCAAAAGGGAGCACAACAACATGATTAACGTACTAAAAGCAATCAAAACAATCAAGAAAATTGAGCAACTTCAGAAAGAATTACACACTTTCAGTTTAGCTTTTCTAGCTCTGCAAGATATTGGCTTAATGCCAGAAACCGAAAAAGGCAAGGCGAAGGCTCAAACTATGCACGATGTAAGCCACATGATCAAGGATATTTTAGACGGCAAGTCAGTAGATGAAGCCACAAAACGATTAGAAATCCTAGTTAAAGCTAAAGATAACGAAGAAGAGGAGCAAGAAGAAGATGACGATACCAGAGATTGAGAATAAGCTCTATCCGTGCGTATCAGTCAACGAACGCAAGCGCCTAGATTGGTACAAAAAGAATGACATCAAGAAGTACCTGAAGGAAGTTTCTAAACTTTGGAGAAAGTATGAGGACCGACTAGATGGACGGATTATTTAACTACGACAGGGACATGATGGAACAACCTGAAGAGCGAGAAGAACTCGACCCAGAGTTGTATGTATATATTGGTTGTGGCCAATGGCGCTATGTAGGTGATGAAATTTAAAAAACGAAAGGGAGCACACATGATCAGTAGAGAAATGAATTCGATTGAAATTGAAGTTTTAAACTTGATTATCAACCGAGCCAGTTTTGAAGAGCCTATCACGGCATTAGATATCCGAAAGGAGACAGGCTTGTCAAAGCGTATGCTTGAGCAGGTAATTGAAAGTCTAAGGGTAAACTTCAGACATCCGATTGTAGCTAAGAAGTTTAAACCGAATGGCTACTATCTTCCTAAAAACGAGGAAGAGCGACAAACAGGCCTGGCGCCTTACAGACGGCAGATTTTGACCGAGCAGAAGAACTTGTCAATCGTCATGGCCGTGGATTTAGATAAGTATTGGAAGTTAGAACATGATTGAAGAACTACAAGCAGAAATCAGGCGGTGGCGCTCCGATTATATCCATCTTGGACAAGAGCTCGGAGAAATCATTAACGAGCAACAAGATATTATTTTGAAATTGCAAAACGAAAATAAACGCTTGAAGCGTGAAAATTGGAACTTGAAGAAAACGAAAGGAAGAAAGAAATGAACGAATTAACACAAAAACAAATCACATCAAATGTTGCAACACGAATTGAAGCCATGAAAGGCGAAGGCTTGCTAATCGCACCAAATTATAGCGTAAGTAACGCTCTAAGTTCAGCCTACTATGCCCTTAAAAACTCATCTAGCGGTAACTTGCTAGAAAAATGCACACCTGATAGTGTCTATAATGCCTTGCTTGACATGGTTGTGCAAGGGTTGAGCCCAGCTAAGACACAATGCTATTTTATCCCTTATGGGAACAAAGCGACGCTTGAGCGTTCATATTTCGGGACCATGAAAGTGGTTAAGCAACTATCTACAGTCAAAGATATTTATGCCAAAATCATCTATGAAGGTGACGAGTTCGAGGCAGAGGTAATCGACGGGCGTTGGAAATTCGTCAGCCACAAGTCGAATTGGAAAAACCAAAATAATCCAATTGAAGGCGCCTATTGTGTGATTGAAAGAGCAGACGGAGAGAAAATCCTCACAATCATGACAAAAGAAGAGATAGACGTTTCGTGGTCTCAATCCAAAAACAAGAGCGTTCAAAATAAATTTCCTCAAGAAATGGCCAAGCGTACGATTATTGAGCGTGCTGCAAAAGATTTTTTCAATACATCGGACGACAGCGACTTATTTATCGATGCAGTCAATCGAACTACTGCGAACGAGTACAACAATGAGCGCAATGTTAAGGACATCACTCCAAGTGAACCAGTAGAAACGCTGGACGCTATCATGGGCGAGGTGGTCGAACCTGAAGAAGTGCCAGAAGTTCAAGAGCCTGAAAAACCTAAAAAAGCACCTCGTAAGAAAAAAGAGGCCATTGAGCCTGAAGTGACAACCACAGATACAAGCTACCCTGCAGATGAGATTCCAGACTTTGACGAAGAAACGGGCGAAGTTTTGGAAGAAGTGAGCCTATTTGAAGGTAACACTATCAACGTTAAGGAGTAGGACACATGGAAGAACTAACACAAGAGAACTACTACCAGGACACAAGCTGGTTGACCAATTCACGCTTCAAACGTTATCAGCAATGCCAAGCGAAAGCATTTGCCCTTGATAGTGGAGAATGGGTAGAAGAGAGGGATGAAACCCCTCTTCTCCTCGGAAATTATGTTCACAGTTACTTTGAAAGCCCAGAAGCACATCAGCAATTTATGGACGAAAATGGCGAGAAGCTACTAGCTAAGACTGGTAAGAATAAAGGAAACCTAAAATCTGACTTCGTGATCGGCGACAAGATGATTGAGAGCCTGAAAGATGATGAAGGCTTCAACCGTCTGTACCATGGCTACTCATCGGACGAAGTTCAAAAAGAATTGATTGTCTATGGCGAAATCGAAGGCGTACCAGCCAAAGGTAAGTTAGACAGTGTAAATCTAAGCCGTGGTTATTTCGTGGATTTAAAGACCATGAAGTCTATCTATGCTGAAGAATGGAGCGCAGAACTCAAGAAGAAAGTGCCAGCTGCAGTCAATAACATTTTGAATTTTGGGTATCACGGTCAGCTTGGTCTATATCGTGAGCTCTTAAAACAGACGACTGGTAAGGACTTCAGACCTTACATTGTGGCAGTCAGTAAGGAGAACGTACCAGACCGTGAAATCCTGAAAATTGACGATGAATGGCTTGAGGAAGGACTAGAAAAAATCAAGTCTGAAATCGTCGAAGTTTGGGACGTGATTCGGGGCAACCAGAAACCAAAAAAATGCGGACATTGTGACTATTGCAGAAGTCAGAAAAAACTAGATGCAGTCGTCACTCTGAACGACCTGATTGAAATGTAATAAATTAAAACAAGCCGTGCATTCTTGTAAAACTGCGAACTAGAAAGCGTCAGTAAAGGTTATGTGACCTGGACGAGCGACTGCCCGTATTTAGCCAAACTCACACACAGAGGCAGTCGCATTTTTTGAAAATAAAAAAATGAAATTTTTAGATTTATTTGCGGGAATCGGTGGATTTCGTTTAGGGATGGAGTCCGCTGGCCATGAATGTATAGGATTTTGTGAGATTGACAAATTCGCAAGAGCGAGCTATAAAGCAATCCACAACACAGAAGGAGAAATAGAGTTACATGACATCACAACAGTATCAGATGAGTTTATTCGAGGGATCGGAAGTGTGGACGTTATCTGTGGAGGATTTCCATGCCAGGCTTTCTCAATTGCGGGAGCTAGACGAGGTTTTGAAGATACACGAGGAACTTTGTTCTTTGAAATCTGTCGGTTCGCATCTATTCTCAGACCTAAATATTTATTCCTTGAAAACGTCAGAGGATTGCTCAACCATGACAGGGGGGCTACATTTGAAACCATCATCAGAACCTTGGACGGATTGGGGTATGATGTGGAATGGCAAGTGCTTAATAGCAAGAATTTTGGAGTCCCACAAAATCGGGAGCGTGTGTTCATTATCGGACATCTTAGAGGAGAACGTACCAGAAATGTTTTTCCTCTCGGACGAGAAAGTCAGTCAACTAGTAGCCAATCAGTCGTGAAAATCGGTAATGTCAATCCGTCTGGGAATGGCATGAATGGAGAAGTCTATCAGGCTGATGGTCTAGCTCCCACACTTACAACAAATAAGGGAGAGGGGCAAAAAATAGCGGTAAAAAGCAATACTATAAAACAATTTGGAGTATTGCAGCCTAACTTTAATCAATGTGGAGTGGTCTATGAAACGGATGGAATCGCCCCAACGATTAGAGCGTATCAAGGTGGAGGTCTTGAACCCAAAATCATTCAGCGTGGTCATGGTTATAATCAAGGCGGAGAACATGATATCGCTCCTACTTTGACAAGCAATAGTTATCACGAAAATAATGTTTTAAAGATAACAGAAGCAACCTCTCAAGGTTATGCAGAAGCTGAAATCGGAGATAGTGTAAACCTATCTCATCCAAACTCTAAAACAAGGCGAGGTAGAGTTGGTAAACAAATTGCCAATACTCTTTTGACAGGAGAGAGTCAAGGGGTGGTAGAATCTGACTTTAGGATTAGAAAACTGACCCCTCGTGAGTGTTGGAGATTACAAGGCTTTCCTGACCGGGCATTTGACAAAGCTCAAGAAGTAAATAGCAACAGTCAATTATACAAACAAGCAGGTAATAGCGTGACAGTCAATGTCATTGCTGCAATCGCAAAAGAATTGAAATAAAAGGAGAAAAACAAATGCTTAATAAAATCGACATCCCAGGAACAAGTATCACACTAGAAATCGTAGATAAGAACATCACGATTACAAACAAAATTGAATATGATATGCAGATGCATTTCAGAAATACGGACGCAGATGCTTCTCTTGATACGAACGGTGATGTGTTCGAGCCTCTTTATTGGCTAGACATCAGGGTAACACCGAAAACGCCAACAGAGTATCATACGAGCCTTGGAGTCAAGAGGGAGAAACGCCATTTGGCCGAACTTCAGAAGTTCTTCGAGTTCATCGAGAACAACAAGCGCAATCTCTTTGACCTCTGTGGAATCAAGGGAGAGCTGCAATGAAATCTCTGACATTATCGTTAGACATTTCAACTACTGCGACAGGATGGGCCGTATTTCACGGCTCTGACCTTGTCCAGAGTGGTGTCTTAAAACATAAAAGTAAGTCGTTCTTTGAACGTGGGCGCTTCATGGCTAGCGAATTGCGAGCCATTCAATCAAGGGCGCTCCAGAAGTACGACTGTCATTTTGAATCGATTGTGGTTGAGAAGAACTCGGTCATGGGGCCAAATCAGCAGTCTATGATCAGCATCGGAATTGTGACAGGTATCATCCTTGGACGGTTGATTGCTGACAATGTATTCTTTGTCAATGTCTCTACCTGGCGCAAGTACTGGAAGTTCAGCTACAAAGACCGTAGCAAGAAATCAATGAAGTTGCAGGCGGTTGCTAAAGTGTCCGATGAATTCGACCTGAACGTCAAAGATGACGAAGCAGATGCAATCCTGATTGGTTCGTACTTTGTAAACCATGGCCAAGAATTCGGAGACCTAGAAAACCACAAGATAAGTTGAGAGGTGTAATTATGAGTTTTACTGTGACATTATATTTTGACAACATGGTAGACGAAACCCACTTTTTCAAAAAGGAGGGCGATGCAAGCAAATGCAAGGCTCAGCTCGAGAGCAAGTATCGAGGTAATCGGTTGTATAAGGTGAAGATGGAGGAGGTGGGGTGATGGGACGACCTAAACGATACCCATCTGGAAACTTCATTACTGAACTGATCGAAGATGAAGATATTATCTTTAACAAAGACAGTGAATATCACAAGCAGAAGAAAAAAGAAAAGAAGAATCCTATTTTCAAAAGAAATAAGTCCAAAAATAGATGGGCGCTTTAAGGAGGCCATAGATTGAAACGTTTTATCGCAATCTGGATTTTATTGTCTGCTGGATTGAACATCTGGCAATGTATCCACATTAAAAACCTAGAACAAAAGCGCCCGATGCTCGTCTACAAGGCAGACAATAAGGGAGCAGCAATCAAGGGCAGAGTCGTTCATAAAGAAAAAATAGGCGACCTGTACACAATCACAATACAGAACTACGGCATATTTGTAGTATCGCAAGACAACTACGAATTTTTGAAAATTGGAGACGAGGTGAGGCTATGATTCCAAAATTTAGAGCGTGGCATAATGAACTTGGTAGAATGATGTCTATAAAAAACATATGGTTCCAAGACAGTAGCCTTGAAGAACTTGAACTAAATGATGCAGTCATGAATGATTGTATTACAGCTTATCCTGACGAAATCGAACTCATGCAAACAACAGGAATCTTTGACAAAAATAACACAGAAATTTTCGAGGGGGATATCGTTCGGGTTCTTGATAGCACTTATACTGTTTTTTACGATAATGAGAGAGGAAGTTATCGTTTGAAACCACACGATGACCGCTGGAATGTTGATTATATGTCTAATTTTTCCCACGGAGGAAATTTTGAAGTTGTCGGAAATATTTACGAAAACAAGGAGTATTTATGATTATTATAAACACAAATCCTAAAAATCCACTTTTGCAAAAGGTGAAAGAGGAGCTTGATTTTTTAGGAGTTAAATACGAAATCAAAAAATCATGGACAGATGAACTTATCAAGCAATGCTTTATCAATAATTTTGAATTTTGTTCTGGTCATTATATGGGCCAAATCAGAAAGTTGAATTTTAACCAGGCTTTAGAACTGACACAACAAAACCCTAAAATGTTGAGAAAATTTATTGTCATAAACGGAAATAAAGCAATTGCAGATTTCCCGAAAGTTGGCCTTATCAGAAAACAGTTGAAAGGTTTGATGAAATGAGCGATGCAAAAAGATTTTATAATCACATAAGAAAACAATTGGTCTATGTTCCGAACACATCAATTGCCGAAAGATTAAAAAAACATATTTTAGCACATCCAAATTTTAACAGTAGCAGAAATTTCTTGGACTTAGTTGTAGCTAATTATTGCACTAACAGAAAAAGAAATGAGTTACCTAGTGCTGAAGTGATCAGCTGGTTAAGTAAATTTCTAGATGTAAATTATAAAAAATTGGAAAGTCTAAGAGGTGGAATAAATGGCCAAAATTAGATTACAAAATCCGTACATGGATGAAACTATCGAAGTAAAAGAGAGTCTTGATTACATACGTTATAAATTAAAAGATTTAAATTATGGAAATATAGGTTATATACAACTATATCAAATCGAACCTGAAGAAAGGCTTATCACTATCAGTCCCAAAAACTTCGCAAAGGTTGATTTTTACAAAGATGAGGAGGATAAATAATGAACCCAGAAATAATTGACAACGTAAACAAACCAAATCACTACCAAGGTCGATTTGGAATGGAGTCTATCGATGCTTTAAGAAATTTCATGACACCTGAACAACTGAAAGGCTTCTACTTAGGGAATGCCTTGAAGTATCTACTACGTCATCAGAAGAAGAACGGCCTTGAAGACCTGAAGAAAGCTAGAAAGAACCTTGATTGGTTGATTGAAGAAATGGAGCATGAAGAATGAGACTTAAAAAATATCCGTACACAGGTGGCCGAATAAATAAAGCGACTACAACAGGAATAGGAGCTCGAGAGCTTGTAGTTTTTCCTAACATAGCTTTTAGAAAAGACTTGCTCAAGCATATTTTCTCAGTTGTCAAACAACATGACAACGCTACAATCATTTACTTCAGGATTCCAAAAGTATTCGGATACGAGGAGGAAAGAGCAAAAGTATATCTAAGCTATGAAAAGACGATGAGGATACTCAATAGCTACTAAAATAAAAAAAGCCGAGATACTCTCTACCCCGACAACGTTTTCAATAATATTATTATATCATAAAGGAGATAGAGAGTGAAGGCAAAAGAGCTTTTGAGCGAATTGCAAAACCTTGACATGGATATCCAGAGCAGAATAGACGAAATCAACGAACTTGAAGCTGGCCTGCTCTCAAGTCCTAAATGGTCCGAGGTTAAGGTTAAAGGGGGGCAACCAAGGAAGATTGATGACGTGTATGCTCAGTTGATTACTATGAAGGATGCAATCGAGAAAGACACAAAGACGATCATTGACAGAAAGCTAGAACTAAGCAGGATGATCAACAGGCTATCAAATCCAAAATATCGGACAATCTTGAGAATGACTTATATCAATAAGATGTATGTAGATGACATCTGCGATAAGTTGTCAATCAGCAAGAGTTCGTATTACGGCATGCGTAAGGTTGCTATTGAAGAATTGAACGTAATTTTGGAATAATTTGGAATATCTTGAGTTATCTTGAGAATATCTTGAGAATATGTATTAATCAAAACAATCTTGATGTGCACTGTAATAATATTCTGTTAGAATGGTAGTATCAAATGCTGCGGCAGATGATACTCCTTTATGAAAATTGAGGCGAAAGCCTCTCTAGACGACGAGAAGGGTTCTGATACTCTCTTCTATTTGTTGCTCCCTTTTGAGAAGTGTCCTTGGTTCAATTCCATGCGTCGTCATAAAGGCTACAAAAAAAATAAAAAATGAAAGGTAAATATAATATCGATTCTATTCGAGGTCCGTAGCCCCTTGCATTTTATATGGGATATAGCTCAGTTGGTGGAGCGATATGACTATAAAGGGTCTGAAACGTAGGCAGGTTCGAGTCCTGCTATCCCGTTTCACAGAATTGGCTGTGGAAACAAAGAATACCATATAACCCGAAAAACGTATATCTTCATGATATGCGTTTTTTGGTTCTTTGGAGGTAAAAGTGAAAATAGAAAAAATCAATGTTACGAATTGGCGAGATTGATTTTGACGAAGCTAAAAAGCTAGTTAAACCTTACATTGAACTAGTTAATAGCAAAAGTAAGGAAATCGCCAAGAAATACAATCAAAAACCAAGATTAGTTAGTGTTTCTGGTTTTTTGAGATAGACAAGCGAGCCGTTTATACGGCTTTTTTTATTTTTTAAAAAGTAAGGAAGTGAGGCGATGGCTAATGAGCAAAACTTGAAACCTGCAAACAAACGAACTAAGAGCGAACATAGAGAAATAGCAAAAAAAGGCGGAGTTGCTTCAGGGGTTGCTCGAAGAAAAAAAGCCAACCTCAAAAAGGCTTTTGAAACAATACTACAAGCCGAGGTTGCAAGCCCAAATGTAAAAAAACAACTTGAAGAGCTAGGCTTCGACTCAACTAACGAAATGGCCCTGGCTATGGTCATGATGCAGAAGGCCATGAAAGGCAACGTACGAGCCTTTGAACAAATTAGCAAGTTGACTACAACAGATGCTAAGGATAGCCTTGATAAGAAAGAGCAGAAAGAGCGTATCAAATCACTTCAAATTAAAAATAAACGTGAAGAAAAGATGCTTGACACAGATATTGCTAATAAACGAGTGATTGAAATCAACGTTGGAGATTGGAATGATAACGACTAATAAACCAAGAATAAACATTATTATTGATAGTCCCAGAAAAATCTTCAACAAACATATCTTTGATAAGCTATACGACTATTCAAACTTTACTGAAGTCCATTATGGCGGGGCTTCGAGTGGTAAAAGTCATGGTGTGATACAAAAGGTTGTTTTTAAATCTTGCCAAGACTGGAAGCATCCTCGTAAGGTTCTTTTCTTGCGTAAGGTAGGCGCTACGGTTCATGATTCAATCTTTGAAGATGTGAAGCAATGCTTGGACAGTTGGCAGTTACTAGATAAGTGCAAGGTCAACAATTCAGCATATCGTATCGAACTACCAAACGGCGCTCAGTTCATTTTTAAAGGGTTAGACAATCCGGAAAAAATCAAGTCTATCAAAGGCGTGTCAGATGTCGTCATGGAAGAAGCTTCAGAGTTCACGCTTGACGACTACACACAGTTAACTTTGCGTTTACGGGATAAGAAACACTTGAATAAGCAAATATTCTTAATGTTTAACCCCGTTTCAAAAGCAAACTGGACATATAACGCTTTTTTTGTGAAGAAACCAAAAAATACAGTTGTTTATCATACATCATATAAAGATAATCGTTTTTTAGATCAAGTAACTATTGAGAATATTGAAGAACTAGCAAATAGAAATGAAGCGTATTATAAAATTTACGCTTTAGGAGAATTTGCGACACTTGACAAGCTGATTTTTCCAAAGTTTGAAAAGAGATTACTAAATAAGAGCGAGTGGGAACACTTGCCCGCTTATTTTGGCCTTGACTATGGTTTTATTAACGACCCGTCAGCTTTGCTTCATGTAAGGATAGACGACGAAAACAAGCGTTTATATGTCGTTGAGGAATTTGTTAGAAAAGGCTTGACGAATGACAAGATCGCAGAAAGTATTAAGGCCCTTGGGTATGCCAAAGAGCAGATACGAGCGGATAGCGCTGAAAAGAAATCAAACCAGGAATTGCGAAATCTTGGAATCCCTCGGGTTATTGATGTGCAGAAAGGTCCTGGCTCAGTTATGCAAGGCATACAATACTTGCTTCAGTATGAGTGGATAGTTGATGAAAGGTGCGTTAAGTTGATTGAAGAACTAGAAAACTACACTTGGAAGAAAGATAAAAAGACAAACGAATACATCAACGAGCCAGTAGATAGCTATAACCACTGCATAGATGCTATACGCTACGCTTTGCAAGATAGGATTTTCCAAACAAGAAAAGATGTGGACGTTGACAAAGCAATCAGTAAAATCAATAAGATGTTTAGGAGGTAGGAATTGGACAAAGTAAATGAATTTGAACATGGTATAGATACGACCACAAAGACAAGGTTTGACAGTCTATACTTTGGAACAATCGCAAACGAGCAATTCAGATATGTTTCAAGTGATGAATTGTTAGGGACTGCAAACGGTAAGAAAGCCTTTAGAGATATGATTGATACTTTCTTTAGTAGTCAGCAAAAGCGCTTGAAAGTATTATCATCATACGCAAAAGGTGACAATTACAGTATTTTGAACGGGCATAGACGCCTGGACAAAGAGAAAGCAGATTATCGAGTCCGTCATAAATGGGGCGGATATATTTCTAGCTTTGCAACTAGCTATGTTATCGGTAACCCTGTTTCAATCGGTATTCTTGAGGGCGCAAATCAAGAGCAACTTGAAACTATTCAAGAAATTGAGTGGAACAATGACATTAACGCATTGAACGGAGATTTAGCGCTTGATGCTTCAATCTATGGACGTGCTTTTGAATATCATTTTAGAGATAAAGACGGAGCAGACAGAGTTGTTTCTATCAGTCCGCTTGAAATGTTTGTTGTCCGTGATCTAACAGTTGAACAAAATATCATTTGCGCCGTTCATCTTCCAGTATTTGCGGATAAAGTGAATATGACAGTCTATACAAAAGACCAAGTTATCACTTTCAAGCCTTATTCAACAAATGCAGTACGCTTAATTGTTGATACAATCACGAAGCACGAATATAAGGATGTTCCAGTTGTTGAATGGTGGAATAACCGCTATCGTATGGGAGACTTTGAAAGTGAAATCCCGTTGATTGATGCATACGATGCTGGGCAGTCTGACACGGCCAACTACATGAGCGACTTGAACGATGCGATGTTAGTTATCAAAGGCGACTTGGAAGCTATCAACATAAGTGATGAAAAATTCGCTAAAATGAAAGATGCTAACATGATGCTTCTTCAAACGGGCATTAGCGCAAATGGACAACAAACAAGCGCAGACGCTGGATATATCTATAAACAGTACGATGTAAACGGCACGGAAGCATATAAGAACCGACTAGCGAACGACATTCATCGTTTTAGTCGTATCCCTAACTTGGAAGATGACCGCTTTAATGCTACTTCATCGGGAATTGCTTTGCTTTATAAGATGATAGGCCTTGAGCAAGTACGCAAGGACAAAGAAACGTTCTTTACAAAGGCTTTGCGCCGTCGCTATGAACTAATCAGCAACATTCACAAGGCTATCAATAAGCCGTTGATTGAAGCTAACAAGCTGACCTTTACTTTCCATCCAAACATTCCGCAAGATGTATGGAATGAAATTAAGGCTTACATTGAAGCTGGTGGAGTGGTATCACAAGAAACCTTGATGAACAATGCAAGCTTCACAGACTACAAGACCGAACAATCACGCATTTTGAAAGAAACTGGAGCAAGCGACCATGAAATCATGCAGTTAGTAGGTGGCATGAATGAGCAAGAAAGCTGATAACCGACTATATAACGCTGAACGTAAGGCACAAGCTGAACTAATCAAGCGTGATTTAGACCGCGACAAGATAATCACAGAATTATACAAAGAAAGCTATGACCGCTTGCAAGCACAGATAGACAAGTTTTATCTTGGTTATGCTGGGCGTGAGGGTTTAACAAAGCAAGAAGCTATGAAGCGTGCTTCAGAGTTTGACGTTACCAAGTTTACAGAAAAGGCAAGAAAAGCCGTTAAAGGGAAAGATTTCAGTCACAAGACTAATTCTTGGTTACGAGTTTATAACCTAAAGATGAAAGTCAGTCGTTTGGAACTTTTGAAAGCTGAATTAGACCTTGAAATTAACAGTTTGACAAGTAACCTTGATGAAGTCTTTGACAAGGCACGCAGAAGCGAATATTTAGCCGAATTTAAACGCCAAGCGGGCATCTTGGGTATTTCTTCAAGCGGAGCGACAAAGCGCTTAGAATCGATTTTAGACGCTGATTTTTACGGGCAATCTTTTTCTAGTCGAGTATGGGGTAAAAACGGACTTCAATCCATGCTTCAAAAAGATGTATTCGCTTCTTTAAATCGTATCTATACAGACATGAACGGCTACCAAAAAGAAATGAAGCGACTTGCTGAAAGGTATAACACTAGCGAATCAAACGCTAAGCGGTTATTAAAAACCGAGATAGCAAGAATAAACGCTGACACAGACCACGCTATGCTGAAAGATAACGGCTTCACGCATATGATTTTTGTAGCTGAACCTGGAGCTTGTAACATTTGTGGGCCGTTAGATAATACGGCAGTACCGATTGACAAGGTTGAAAAAGGTGTGAATATGTTTCCGATGCATCCGAATTGCAGATGTTCAGCTTATGGACATATTGAAATGAGGTACAAAGACGGAAGAAGCACGCTAGATCAGTTTAATTCTTGGAACGAAAAAGAAGATGATATAATTCTTCAACAAACTGGAGAAAATAAAAAATCTTCCTTGGCAAAAGCGATAACTGGAGAAAAACAAAAATTATTGCCATTTGAAGATGATGAAATTTTTGAAGCGCAAGACCCAAGTGATATTGATGCTTTTTTTAATAAACAAAAATCATATCAAAAGTGGTATAATGGACTTGACGAACAACAAAAAGATGCGATTTTCAATTACACCATGTCTCCATATGAACAAATAAATTCCATGATGAGGCAAGGCTATGAAAAATACAGAAAAAATAGTTTAATGGAAATTGAAGCATCTGAAATTCCTTATGTCGAAAGATATTTGCAAGAAAACTTAGAGCTTTCCAAAAAGTTAGAAACTGTATTTGGAAGCTATAAGACCGAGGAAAGTTTTATAACTTATCGCGGAACTACGGCAGAACAATCATACTTTAATAATTTAATTGTCGGTGAGACTACTGTAATCGATAAAGCTTTTATGAGTACAAGTTTAGCGAAAGGAGAAGCATTAAACTTCTCTAATGATGGGATCGGAGAAAGGTATCTATTTGATATTACAGTAAGAAAAGGTTCTAAATCTGGAGTATACATATCTGAGCTTTCAGATATGCCGGAAGAAAAAGAATTTCTTATCAAACCGTCTGCTAAATTTAAAGTTATATCCGTAGATAAAAATTCATCAGGATTAAATTTGATAAGTTTGGAGTTGCAAGATGATTAAAAAAAGATTTTTAGAACCATTTCAAGATATTCCGAGTATTAGAGCTGATATTTTAGTTTTTACACATGGGTTATCTCTAAAGTCTATTGTTTCGTTTTTGAAGTCAGCTAGTGATGATGAATTACATAGAATAGGTAAAGCAGTTTTTTACCTCTATCCTTCCAATATTCGAGAACAGTTAGCTAACAAGAGAAAAGATTCGGTCGATTATAGCTTCATTGACGACTACAATCGTACATACAATATTGATTTCACTACTACATCTAAAGATAAATCTCGGGGTAGTGCATTGCTTGCATTTTTGCGAGAAAATCCTGACATGGATGCAAAAGAGTTTTGTAAAAAACTTAAATTATAATACGAATTAAGCACCTAGAGAAATCTAAGTGCTTTTTTCGTGCTCGGAAAGGAGGAGCGCATGTTTGTTTGGGAATGGGTATCAATCGCTTTCGGGTGGTTGATATTCTTGTTGTTGATCTTTATTATTCTGGCCGTGATCAGCGGAATAATTGAAGGCGTAAAGAAAGGATTGAAAAAATGAATCGTGATAATAAGCCTACCATGGATAAGGTAAAAATAGGAGGTATCGTCTACGAAATCGAAAAAATAACTGATTTACAGGGAAAAACAGGAGAATGGGGGCATATTGAGTACAAGACATGCAGGATTGTTCTTGACGACTCAACTAGTCAACAAATCGAAGATCAGACGCTTATTCACGAAATTACGCATGGTATTTTAGTTGAAGCTGGCTATATAAATCATGAAGAAGAGCAAGCAGACAGAATTGGGAAAATTCTTTATCAAGTTTTGGTTGATAATGACTTTTCATGGTTTAAAAACAGAAAGTAGGTGATCCAACATCTTGACTAGCAGGAACAGACTGCTGCTTAATATTGTATTTCTAACCGTATGAAGTTCATGCGGTTTTTTAATTGTCCAAACCGTGCTTACGACATAAAAAGGCGCATGAGTTCGAGGGGGTTGCTCGTAAAAGCGTAGAGAAAGGAGCCAAACATGGCAGAAGAACAAACACAGACAGTTGATACTAATGTTCAGGATACTACGGTTGAGGAACAAGCTAGCACTCCTAAGCAAGAACCTGAAAAGACAGTATCAATCGCAGAAATGCAAAGACGACTTGAGCAAGCAGAGAAGAAACACGCTCAATCCACTCAAGAAGCTATTGCAAAGGCTTTGGAAAAATACAAAGCGGAGACAGAATTATCAGGCAAAGAGCTTGAAGAATACCGCAGAAAAGAAGCTGAAGCAGAAAAGCAATCGCTACTTGATAAAATCGCTGGACTTGAGAAAGAACAAACTAAGCGAGAATTGACAGATGAAGCTATCAAAACTCTATCAAGTCGTAAATTGCCAGTAAATGAAAGAGTGCTTGCTTTTGTCGTCAAAGACACAGCAGAAGGCACACTTCAAGCTATTTCAGACTTTGAAAGCATTATTAGTGAAATCAAGTCTGAATACACACAATCAGAACCGCCCGCAGTAAGTACGGCGTTTGGTGGTTCTAAGACACAATCAAGCGGAGAAATCTTCCGCAACTCAAGAATTATTTAATCTAAAGGAGATTTTATAAATGACAGTACAAACTTTTAACCCTGCTAAAGTCCTTGTTTCACAAAAACCGGACGGAACTCTTCACAAAGAATTTACAGACATCATCATGAAGGAAGTGGCTCAAAACTCTATCGTGATGCAACTTGGTAAGTATCATGAAATGGACGGCAAACAAGAAAAAACAGTCCACGTTCAAACTGACGGCGTTTCAGCTTACTGGGTAAATGAAACAGAAACAATCAAGACTGACAAGCCTGAAATCGTACCAGTTACGCTTCGTGCTCACAAACTTGGTATCATTCTTCTTGCTTCTCGTGAAGCGCTCAATTACACTTGGGAAAAATTCTTTGAAGACATGAAACCACAAATCGTTGAAGCATTCTACACTAAGATTGACGAAGCAGGACTTTTGGGACATGAAACACCATTTGCAAACTCAGTCACTAAAGCTGCTAAAGATGCAAACAAGGTCATTGGCGGTCCAGTAACTTATGAAAACATCTTGAAACTTGAAGATAAACTTTTGGACGACGACATCGAAATCAATGCTTTTGTATCTCGTGTATCAAACCGTTCAGCACTTCGCGATGCTCGTGATGGTGACAAGAAAACCATTTACGACAAAGACACTAACAAACTTGACGGCACAGTTGTAGTTGACATGAAATCAAAACAATTCAAGAAAGGTGATTTGCTCGCTGGGGACTTCGACCACCTTATCTATGGTGTACCTTATAACATCAACTACAAGATCTCAGAAGAAGGACAAATCACGACTGTTAAGAATGCAGACGGTACTCCAGTCAACCTATTTGAACAAGAAATGATTGCTATCCGTTGCACAATGGACATCGCAGTCATGATTACTAAGACAAATGCATTTGCTAAGTTGACAGATGCAACTAATGTCTAATTTTGAAAGGAGGTATTAAATGGCTTATATCGTAACAGAAAATATCATTGATACCAAAGACAACAACCGACTATACGAGAAAGGCGAGGTTTATCCTCGCTTTGACTTGAATGTGTCAGATGCACGCATTCGAGCGCTTTTGAAAAAAGGCGTTATCGAGTCAGACGGAGCGCAAGGCGATATTGTATTGCCTAAAACTGAACCCGTTGAAGAAATCGAAGAAGAAGCGGGAGAATAAGCATGGATGATGCTCAACTTGCTAAAATCAAGCGTCGGTTGGGTATTGATCCAGCCGATACAAAAGAAAATGACTTGTTACAAGATTTAATTGAAGATGCTGAAAGCTACTTCAAATCGCTTACTGGTTCGGTATATATCGATAGTAAGTATAATTTTATGATTGAAAACGTTGTTTATAAGCTATACGGGCGCAAAGGCTCGGAAAGTGTATCGAGTGAAACGGTTGACGGCTATTCAGTAACCTATCAAGACTTTGACAATCTATTCAAGCCTTACATGGCTATCTTGAATAAGGATTTTGGCCTTGACGGTTCACAGCGTCAGCGTGGGAAGGCATTCTTTCTATGAAAACTCCGCACAGAATAACGCTTGTAAGAGGTAAAGGCGTTGCTAAGTACAATCCAGCAACGGATACTTACGACAACCAAGCTGAACAATCTGAAATTGTACCATGTTTTGTGAATTTCATTCAGAAAGCAAAGGTTTTCGAGTTATACGGCAATCGTTCCGATGTCGTCATGATATGCAGATTTCAGCAAGAACAAGAACCGTTCTTGTATGCAATCTATGACGGTTTCAAGTATGAACCGATTGACAGCGTAGAAGCCTCTAAAAGCGCCGTAAGGCTCAAAAGGACGGTAAAGGTATAAATGGGCGCAAGTATTGAATGGCACGGCTTAGAGAAGCTAACAAGCACGATATTCAACGCACACCCGAAAGCGGTAGAGCAGTCTATACAAGTGTTAAAAAATAATGCTGAAAAAGGAAAGAAAACTGCTCGTGAGTTAGCGCCTAAAGATACCGGCTTTTTGAAAGACCATATCAAGGTAACATATCACGGTATGGAAGCGTGGATAACAGGAAGCGCATCTTATACGGGTTATCAAGAATACGGCACACGCTACATGGCTGGCAAACCGCATTTTAGACCGATGCTTGAACAAATTACGCCGGAATTTCAAAGAGATATGACAAACGTTATGAAAGGAGTGTTTGAATGACACCTAACCACGATTTATTCAGAAAGATTTTTGCAATCAGCGATGCAAGGGTTGATACATACGATTATTTGCCCGAAGCTGACGCAAAATATCCGTTTGTTTATGTCGGAGAGAATAACGGTTCAGATACGCCGAATAACGACTTAATCGGTACAGCAAGGCAAACAGTCCATATTTACGGAATACGAGCGCACAGAGCCAAAATAGACAATATTTCAGCCTATCTCGAGAATGTTTTGAAGCATTTGAAAGACGGGTATGAGTATAATTTCAATCATTTAACAACAGATAAACAAGTTATTGCAGATAATACAGACGTCCAGCCTTTACTTCATATTGTGCTGGACTTTACTTTTAGTTATACAAAAAAGGAGAAAAAATAAATGGCAGAATTGATTTTGGGAAAAGACGTAGTAGCCTTTTTCCGCCGATATAAAGACCGTACTAAGCAAGATGCGGGTAAAGTACGCTTCCAGTCTGAATTGGGTATCAAGTCAGAAAAGAACGTAGAAAGCACGAAGACAAAAGACGGAGTTGTAAACTCAATTTCAGACGGAGAAACAAGCGGAGAATGTAAATCGCTTGCTTATCGTGAGGATGGCGATACCGTCAATATGTGGAAAGAAATGCGCAAATGGTTCAAAGCTGGCGATAAAATCGAATGCTGGGTTGTTGACCTTGAAAGCAAGAAACAAGTCGGCGGTGAAGATAAGTATGACGTAGAATACTATCAAGGTTACTTCAAAAACTTTGAGATGTCAGCACCAGCAGATGACAAGGTTGAATTGTCATACGAAATTGCTATTGACGGAAACGGTATCTTGCATACTGACAAGCTAACAGAAACACAAAAACAAGCAGTAGAAAGCGCACAATACAACTACCACACGCTTGAAAAAGAAACAAACGGCGAAGGTGTCGCAGTTTAATTAAAATAGTGGTATTTAGAAGGGCAATTTATTTGCCCTTTATTTTTTTATTCAAAAGGAGAAATAAAACATGATTTTAAAAATTGGAGAACGTGACTACACACTACGCTTTGGACTTGGATTCTTACGAGAAATGAACAAGCTACATTCTGCTGAACTTGAGGGAATGAAAACTGGCTACGGTGCAATGACATTGTTCAATGCTGGACAAGCACTTAATGACCCTATGGCATTTGTAGATATTATCAAAGCTGGAACAGTTACAGAAAATCACAAACCAAGCAATGAAGCGATTGAAAAATATCTTGAAGATTTGATTTTGAATGACGAATACGACAAGACGATTACTGAAATTGTGAACGAGTTAAAAGCATCTCCCCTACTCAAAAAAGCAATGAACCTAGTCGAGTAAGGGAGAATCAAGGTTCAGATTTTGGCTATGATGAAGCAATAGCCTTGCTCATAGCTAGACACAATATGACCTTTTTAGAAGCTTCACAGACTACGCTAGAAGAATTTGAAATCTATAACATGGCTTATCTTATTCAACAAGAAGATATGCGCTACCATTCAGCAATTCAAGCATGGTTCAATCAAACAGTCCAAGCAACTAAGGGCAAAGGCAAAAGCACAAGGTCAGCCTTTAAAACGTTTGACGATTTTTACAATCATAAAGACGAGTTTGACAAGATTTTCAAAAAAGATGATGTCGGACAAGTCAGACAAAAGAAAATGAGCCTTGCTGATAAAAATAGAAGGCTTAATCAATCTATGAGAGAAAGGGGGTAACTAATGGGAACAAATTTTGATGTTACCGCCATACTAAAAGCCAATGTTTCTGATTTTGCTAGAGGTATGAAAGAAGCGCAGATGGCGTTTCAAAGCATGAAAAATCAAACTGGCTCAAGTTTAGACAAGATAAGTAACAGTCTTTCAGCAGTTGGTACTGCTTCAATGAAATTGGGTGCTGGTATGACTGCTACATTGGCAGCGCCAACAGTAGCGGGTATCACTGGTATTGTCAAATCGTTTGCTGACCTTGAACAGAGTTTAGGTGGTGTAGAAACGCTGTTCAAAGATAACGGAACAAGTGCTATTCAACTAGCTAAGAAGTACAACATAACCGCTAAAGAAGCGCAAAATATGTACGACACAATGGAAGAAAAAGGCGCAAGCGTTATTTCTAACGCAAATAGAGCTTTTAAAACCGCTGGTGTTAGTGCAAATGACTATATGCAACAAGTAACTTCATTTTCTGCTACATTGCTTCAAGGTTTAGGCGGAGATACTGAAAAGGCTGCACAATATGCTGATAAGGCACTTGTTCAAATGGCAGACAACGCCAATAAAATGGGAACGAATATGTCCGATATCCAAAACGCTTATCAAGGTTTTGCGAAGGACAATTACACGATGTTGGACAACCTAAAATTAGGTTTTGGGGGAACTGCTGGCGAAATGGCACGGCTTGTCAATGAGTCAGGTGTTTTAAACGGAGAATTTGAAGCAACGGCAGAAAACGTGAAAGACATTCCATTCCATACGTTGATTGAAGCAATCGGAATCACGCAAGACAAGTTAGGAATAACAGGAACAACGGCAAAAGAAGCAAGCGAAACTGTCGCTGGTTCATTCCAAGCGATGAAAGCATCATTTGAAAATCTTGTCGCTGGGCTTGGTAACGGTGAAGCGGACATCGAAGGCTTACTGGAAGATTTGAAAGATACGGTTTTGACCTTCAAAGACAACGTTTCAAGGGTTCTTTTGACAATATGGGATAACTTACCACTTGAGCCGTGGCAGAAATGGGCAGGACTTATTGCAGTATCGGCTGGCCCTGCTTTAATTGCAATAGGTGGTGTAGTTTCAATTGTTGGGAAGTTCGTAGGCGCAATCAGCTTAATAGCTGGCGCAGTTTCTAAAGTTTCAGCGTGGTTTACTTTGCTAAACTCAGGCGGTAGCGCATTAAGTGTAACGTTTGCTAAAATCGTGGGCGTTGTATCTTCACTAGGCGCACCATTCCTTGTTGTTATCGCAGTGATAGCAAGTTTAATTGCTATTCTTGTAGGTGTATATAATACAAGTGAAGAGTTTAGAAACAAAGTCAATTCAGCATTTGAAGCAGTTAAAACTGCAATTACAAATGCTATTCAAGAAGCTGTTAGTTTTGTTCAGGATATTTGGGGCACACTTGTTTCTTGGTGGTCTGAAAATCATGAACTTATCGAGAGCGTAGCAACTAATGTTTGGAACGCTATTAAAACAGTAGTTGAAACAGTAACCAATTTCTTAGCACCAATAATCGAAAGCGCTTGGAACGCTATCGGGACATATATTTCAGTTGTTTGGGGGTTGATTAAATCCACAATAGGCGCCGGACTTGATTTTATCTTAGGTATCATCAAGGCAGTCTTGCAGATTATCAACGGCGATTGGTCGGGTGCTTGGGAAACAATCAAAGAAACCGCAAGTAGGCTTTGGGAAAATATCAAAAATATCATCCAACAAGCTTTGGACGGAATTATTCAAATTTTAAGTTCCGGACTTGATTATTTGAAAACCCTTTGGAACTCAGCTTGGAGCGTTTTAAGCGTGGTAGTTATGCCCGTTTGGGACTTTATCAAGAATATCATCGACACAACTATGAATGCGATTAATACGTTCATTAGTACAACGCTTACGACTATTCAGACTTTGTGGAATACCACTTGGAACGCAATTTCAGCGTTTATCAGTCCTATTTGGGAAACAATCTCAACCACGATTACAACAGTTATGACGACAATTTGGACGTATATCCAATTAGCGATGAACGTTATCAGTACAATCTTCAGTTCAGCGTGGGAGATTATCAAAGCAACGTTTGCAGCGGTATTGCTCACAATTTATGGTATTGTAACCGGCAATTTTGACTTGGTAAAAGAAGCAATCTCGAACGCTTGGACGATTATCCAAGAAAAAACCGGCGAAGTTTGGAACGCTATCGTTACATTTTTGTCAACGATTTGGGAAAATATCAAATCAGCGGTTTTGAACGCTTGGGAAAACGTCAAGACAACCATTTCAAACGCTATTGAAACGGCAAAACAGACAATTATCAATGTTTGGAACGCTATCGTTGCTTATTTAAAAGGCGTTTTAGAAAATATCAAAGCAAGCATCTTGAGTGCTTGGGAAAATGTGAAATCAACTGTTTCAAATGCGATTCAGAATATCAAGAATGCAGTTGTTAATGGTTGGAATAACCTAGTAAGCACAATTACGGGTGCTGGTCCTAGAATTGTGTCAGCTACACAAAGCGGATTCAGAAGTGCGGTGGCAGCCGCTCGTGATTTCATCAGCAACGCTTACAATGTCGGGAAAAATCTTATTATGGGATTTGTCAATGGTGTCAAAAACGCTGCAGGCGCTTTGATTGATGCAGTAGGTGGAGCAGTTAAAGGTGCTATCAACTGGGCAAAAGGTTTGCTCGGTATTCACTCGCCATCACGAGTTTTCCGTCAATTCGGGGAATACACGGACGAAGGGTTTATCATTGGAGTTAACAACCGAGCCGGCGCAGTTGTAAAATCAGTCGGAAACATGGCACAAGGGGCGATAGATGCGTTTACTGGTAAAGATTTAGCTGGCAACTTGCAAAGTGAACTAGGCGCAGTAGATGGCGAACTAGGGCGCTTGTCAGGATATAATACATCTGTTGACTTCAACGGTGGGACAATCACAGTCGGTCAGCAATCTGCTGATATTGTTCTTAAAATGGGTAACACGACTTATAGAGCATTTACTGAAGATATTACAAGCGCTCAAGAAATGGAATTAACATTAGCAAGTTATTAGAAAGGACAGAAAACCATGTATGGATATTCAAAACTAGAAAAACATAATGACATCGTGGCGACTGCGCCTAGTGATAACATGAGTATTAACGGAAGACCCGTGAACGAGATTGTGGACGGGTATAGGCAATTGACAGTATCGGGTAGAGGTTTGATTGGTCAATCCGTCAAAACTACTTCTATTACTGGACGGCGTGGCGTTTGGGTTGAAGATATTTCAGAGCCTGAACGGATTTTAGAAATCAAGTATCAGCTAACCGCTGATACAAGCGCTGAATTAAGAGAGAAATTTTTTACTTTGAATAAATTTCTACGCACCGAACAAGTAGGTACAGGTATGCTTGAAGTATCATTCAAAGATGAACCTGATTATTATTACTATGCTATTTTTAATGGCGCAGATGCTATCGAAGAAAACGCACTAACTATTGTTAGTCGTTTTTCTTTGTTAGTTCCTGATGGCTTCAAGAAAACAAGCGAGAAGATATCAACAGGGATTATCTCAATAAGTAGCAGTTTTGAAGTAACGCCCGTATCTATCACGGTTACAACATCAAAAGCAACTGACACAGTTAAAATCACCAATGGCAGACAGACAATATCATTTACTGGCTTTTATGAAAGTTTTGAAGATATTGTAATTGAGTTCAAACAAGATGAAGTGAAAGCGACTTATAAAAACCGTAGTATTTTAAGTGAACTTGATTTATTTAGCGATTTAGAGAATTTCAAAGTCAGAGACTTTGATACAATCACAGCTACAAATGCAAAGACGAAAAGAGTAATTTGGAGAGATGAAAGACTATGATATATTTATTTGATAAAGACGAGAAATTAATAAAAATCGTCAAAAAAGAAGCTATCAAGACTGCTCTTCAAAAGTTCGCTTTAACTACTGAAAAATATGTATCTGACAGGCTCACGGTTGAGATGAAAGAGTTGAGCAAGAAAGAATTTGATGCCGTGGAGTATATGGCTATTCAATCAATCGAAGATGCGCATACTTTTCATTATTTCTACATTGCTCAAAAGTTTTCTGAAAATCTTACGACTTTAATCGGCGTTCAGTCAGGTATTGAAGAATTAAGAAAATCCGTTGTTTTAGATAAACGTCCACATAATACATTTGCTAGACCTATTATTAATGAACTGCTTGCTGGTACTAACTGGCAAGCACGTTTTGTTAGTGAAACAAGTCAACGTTCAACTAACTTTTACTACATTTCAACATTTGAAGCCTTGAAAAAGGTTTGTCAAGTATGGAATTTAGAAATGCAGTTCTTTGTTGAAGTGAACGGCAATAAAATAGGCGCACGCTATATTGATTTTAAACAAAAAATTGGCGAAGCGACAGGCAAGCGTGTAGTTTATGGACATAATGCTTTACAGATTTTACAAGAAGTAGAGCGTACTAATCTATTTACTGCTTTAATTGGTCGTGGTAAAGGCGAGGAAGTCAGCGCATCAAATAACGAGGGCGGACAAGCTGGATACGGGCGCAGAATTACATTTGAGGATGTTGTTTGGGAGAAAGCCAAAGGCGCACCAGTTGACAAGCCAAAAGGTCAGAAATATGTTGAACTTCCTGAAATGACGAAGCGCTACGGTATCAAGAACGCTGACGGAACAATGCGAGCCAAAATTGGCTTTGCGGTCTTTGAAGATGAAGAAGACAAAAACGCATTGATTAGACGTACTTATGATGAACTCGTGAACGCATCAAGACCACAGTTGACATTGAAAACTTCAACCGTTTATCTAAAAGGCGTTAAAATTGGCGATACTATTCGAGTAGTACGGCATGATAAGAAGCTAGATTATGATACCCGTATCTTTGAAATTACGTTTAATCGTTTAAACAATGAGTCAAGCGATATCAAGCTAGGCGATAGGATTTCAGAAAGTAACGAAGCTAAAATTCAAAATATCGCAAGTCAGAAAGCAGATGAATTGATTTCATCTAGTTTTAACGGATTGATTAAGAATTTACCGGACTTTTTACCAAGCGCTGACGGATTGAACAAAAACTGGTACGGGGCGAATGATCCAACGAAAACGCACGCTGGAAAAGTCGGTATCAACGATATATGGTTCAAACCTGACCCTGAACATGAAGGACAGACAATTTTGTTAAGGTGGACAGGCGAAGTTTGGCAAGAAATCATCCGAAGCAATAGCAAGCAAGAGATTATTAATGAAATTGAGCGTCAGTTTGGAAATCTTAATAATTCAGCATTAGACGAAATCAAACGTAAATTAAATGAAACCTTAAAAAAAGCCGGTACAAGTGAAGATTTAGCCAAAGAAGCAAAGAAAATCGCAGATGAGAACGTTAAGAATTTAAACACGTTCAAGTCAACGGCAGAACGGGCGCAAACGGCTCTATCGGGCAACCTGGACGCTCTGAAACGAACAGTTACCAATGAAGTCAATCAAGCTTCAGAACATCGCAGAACGACCACAGAGACCCTTAGTCGCATGACTGGTCAGATGAATGGCTTTGCGACGAAATCAGAGGTCAAACAAGATGTGACTGGTCTGACTGAGACATTTGCCAAGCTTAAAACTGATACGAACAATTTAATTTCTGGAGCTAAAAACGAAATCACCCTAGCAAAAACAGAATTCCAGAAAACGGCTGATGGATTATCTGCTAAAATGTCAGCAGTCGAGAGCTATGTTGGTCAAGATGGTCAGCGACAAGAAGCATTGAGAAGATACACTCGAGAAGAGAGCGCACGACAAGCGACAGCAGTCCGTGATCTGGTCACAAGGGACTATGTGGGTAAATCGACTTATCAGGAGGATGTGAGAGGTCTTGAACGTCGATTTAGTGCAATAAGAACGCAGACAAACAATGATATTGTTACAAAGATTGCTCAGTATAAGCAGACGGTAGACGGTCAATTTGCAAGTATCACATCGCAAATGGCTGGTAAAGTCAATCAAACAGACTTCCAAACCGTGAAAGAAACAGCTCAATTATATGAGCGTATTTTGGGTGGTGCTGAAAATGACGTGTCAAGAAACATTTCACGCATGGTTCTGACTAACCAAGTATTCCAAACAGAAGTCGGGAAGTATGTAACGGATGACAACAACTTGATTGTTAATTCCATGACAATGAACAAGCATACACTTGTCGGTAACAATAACCCGAAAGCAAGTGTTACGCTTACAGACGGGTTATTCACAATCAAGGCACAAGGTCTTACTGGTTATAATTGGTCAGGTTTTTCATTGCCAATCTACGTTAAAAAAATCTATCGAGATGAAACTTACACGCTCGGATTTAAATATCGTATTAGAGCATATCCAGACAGCGCTTTTGCTTTCAATGTCAAAAACCATGGCTTAAATAAAATCCTTTTATGGTCTGACATTGGCAAAAATAGACCACCATTGAACGAATGGCAAGAATTCCAAAAGACTTTCACGGTCCAAGAAGATTTTGCTTTTGGTGAGGATGCAAACTATCCATTTTATATTTATTTGGCTAAAAATGGCTGGGTTGAGTTCAAAGAGCCTATATTGGTTCGTGGTTCAAAGACTGGACCATATAAGCCTAGTCAATTTGACGACGCGTACAAACAGACAAAAGAAGCTAAAGAACTAGCAGAAAGCGCTCAAACGCAGGCTATCCGAGTAGCTGAAAAGGCTGAGGAAACAAAAAGAACCTTGGAAGCAACACGGACACAAATGACGCTGCTATCTAATTCATGGTCTGTTAAAACTCTGAATGGCCCCGGGGACGTGTTGGGTGCTATCAATTTAAACCCTGACGGCTCGGTTAAAATCAACGAGGGACTAATCTCAATCGGAGAAAAAACCTATATCAAGGACGGCGTTATTAAAAAATCCATGATTGGCAATGCTCAAATTGGCACGGCTCATATTGGAGAAATTGACGCAAGTCAAGCTAGAATTATCAATATTTCTGCTAAAAATGTTGTCGCAGACGGTTTGACAGCAAATATTATCAAAGGCGGTAAATTATCATCTTTGAATAACGTAACTGATTTTGATTTACAGACTGGTTGGATTGATATGAACGGCTTCGGCGTTGGAATTAAAAACCAATTTCCGGGACGCCCGTTACAGTATTTAGTGTTTGGCGCTGGTAATATTAACGGAGTTAGCGGTTCTTACACAGCCTTGCTAAGCAATCGAAATGGTTTGCAACAAATGGATAGCACTTCGGCAGGTATTCAAATTTGGAACGGACGAACAGGTGATAAAGTTGAAGCAGCTATTACGTTCTATGGAAAACAAATGGACTTCATACAGAGCGGTCAAGCTAGAGTAAACTCTTTATCAATCAATGTTGTTGAACGTCGAATTGACGGAATTGAAGAAATTGTTATAAAAGGGGTTTCATTAAGCAAAGTTCTTGATAATATCTATGATAATTTTAGAAATCTTGGAGCAGTAGCTGGCAATTATAGCCGTGGATATTATCCAAATTGGCATTAAGAGAGGTAAAAAATGAACACAGCAGACAAAGTTATTAACGATTTAGCGATTCAACTCGCAAATAAAACGATTGAATGCGCAAACTACAAAGCACTATACGAAGAAGCACAAGCACAATTACAGCAATTACAAGCAGAAAAAGATAAAGAGGAACAATAATATATGACATTTACAGTAGTTAATAAATTTTTACAAGGCGATAAGCGTACTTTCGTAGCAATTCGCCAAGAAGAACCATATACAGCTTTTGACCGTGTTTTGATTGGTAACCGTGTGAACGACTCAGACGAGGATTTGATTAAGGCGGTTATTGCTCAAGTAACGACTGAATTTAATCCAGCAGATGGCGTGAAGAAGTTACAAGAAGATTTGCAAACGCAAGCGCAAGAATACGAAGTTAAACTTGAACAGAAAGATGCTAAAATCGCAGAAGTCAAAGCCGTTGCAGATTGGGCAGTATTGGTCCGTGTGACCGATGTTGACCATCCGCTGGATCCTACATTGTTTAAACGTGGTCTTGAATTGGTTGACCTTGGACAAACTGGAAAAACTTACCAACCGCAAGAAATCTTCACTCTTGAAAATCCAGGACATGTTGAGAAATTCCAAGAGGGGCAACGCGTCATGATTCAAGTGAATGAAGCATTCACTTATAAAGGCCAAACGCTTGAGCAACTTGCGAGCCTTGAGCAAAACGGTAAACTTGGTATCTGGAAGTGGACTGAACCAAAACCAGAGAAACCATCTAGCGAGTTAGATACTCAACCCATTCAATAGACCACTATTTCAGAAAAGGGGTGGTTTAATTGGAATTTTTAACCTTACTTGATAAACTCACGCCCGTTTTAATCGTGATTATTCCAAGTTATTTCTCTTTCAAAAGTACGCAAAACACGAAAGAAACTGAAAAACAAATCAACGTTTTGACCGATAAAATTGACGACCTTGAAAAGTCAGTTAGTGAAGTTACTGAAATTGGGAAAGAAAATCGGGATAATCTTTCACTTATTGGCAAAGGCTTGCAACGGTTACAACGTTTTCGATTACAAGAAAACTTGAAAAAAGCAATCAGACGTGGCCGGACAAGTCAGCATGAAATCGAAGAACTTTCACGACTTTATGAAAGTTACATTGAATTAGGCGGAAACGGTGCTATCAAAATACTGTTTGAGAAATTTCTCAAACTAGAAATCACAGAGGAAAAACAATGAACAAGATTAACTGGAAACTTAGACTACAGAACAAAGTAACGCTTATCGCTTTACTTGGAGCTATCTTTTTGATGGCGCAACAATTCGGACTTGAAATTCCGAAAAACATTCAAGACGGTGTGAACACGTTTGTTTATATCCTTGTCTTGCTCGGAGTGGTTACTGATCCAACGACTGCTGGACTAACTGACAGCGAGCGAGCGCTTGAGTATGAAGCGCCAAAAGGAGACGATGCGAATGTCTAAAAAACAAGATATGATTAACGATCTCATCGCTCATGCGGATACAGGAACTGGGGTAGACTATGATGGGATGTATGGCTACCAATGCGCAGATGTGACTTGCTACGGTATCTATGAATACTTCGGTATTCGTCTATGGGGTAATGCTATTGACTTGCTACGGTCAGCAGAAGCAGCAGGCTTACAAGTCGTCTATGGCGCTCAATATCCAAAAGCTGGTTGGTTCTTTGTTAAGAACTTCGTTGCTGGTGATGGCGTCAATTATGGTCACACTGGTCTTGTCTATGAAGATTCGGACGGTTCTACCATTAAGACCATCGAACAGAATATCGATGGCAACTGGGATTATCTAGAAGTCGGCGGACCTTGTCGATATAATGAACGCTCAGTAAATTCAATCGTAGGTTATATCGTACCGCCTCAAGAAGACCAATCAGGCTGGAAGCATGATGACACTGGCTGGTGGTGGAGTCGTAAAGATGGCTCTTACCCTACTTCAAAATTTGAAGCAGTCGACGGCAACTGGTTCTATTTCGATGAAAACGGCTATATGTATGCAAATCGTTGGTTGAAGCATACTGACGGGCATTGGTATTGGTTCGATAAGGACGGATACATGTCCAATAGCGGCTGGAAAAAAATCAATGGCAAATGGTATTACTTCAATGCAGACGGTGCCATGCAGACTGGCTGGGTTAAATACTATGAGAAATGGTATTACCTGGATGCTGAAAACGGCGATATGAAATCGGACTGCTTCGTGCCGTACAATGGTGGCTACTATCTCATGCTTGAAGATGGCCGATTGGCGGATAAAGAAGCCTTTAAGGTTGAGCCTGACGGTCTCATCACGACAAAATAAAAATATAGAAAGAAATTCAAAATTTAATTACACTTGACCGCTCAGTTTTTGAGCGGTCTTTTTTTCTTGCTCTGAAAGTACTTTATAAAATAAAAAAGTAATGATTTTTTCACTTTTTTTATTTTTTCTACGAATAGATAAGTAGGAGGAATAAAAATGAAGATTTTAAATATTGAATTGGCAAATGTAGAGCAGACAGACTTAGGCTTTGAACATTGGGTAGATGTTACTTACACGGTGCCGATTTTGAAAAATGAATACACGGTCAAGTTGTTGCTTTTGATGGAATGCAAGATAGAGGACCAGGAAGTCATTGAGTATCTGGTATCAACTTGGAAATATCGTGAGTTGGTGCTGCATTCGGTAAGGATGTATGAGATGGAACGAAGCGATTATACATAATACCTCGCCCCAAACTCGCCCCAAATAATTTTTAAAGTTATCCCTTTTTATCCCAAAATAAAAATAAAAAAGCCCGTAAAGTCGGGCTTTTTTTTCGGA